CTCTGTTTGATTTTCAAGTATGTTTGAAATGTCAATTTTTGATTCTGATAGTTTTGACAAACCTATTCCAGTTATGTAAACAGGAAAATCAGATCCGCCGTCTATTCTTATCATATCTGAGGAGGTATTAAATATCCAAAATGTTGCTCCAAAAGAACTAGCTTTAAAATCTTTAACATAAAAGCTTGGATTTACTTTACTAAGCTCAATCAAAATTGAATCAAAAGACGGCTGATTAAATCTAACTTCATATTTTTTAGCCTCTCTTACAAGGTTTCCAAAATCTTCATAAAACACGTTGTATCCACTAACAAGTCTTTGTCTTAAGTATGTAGAAAAGAATCTTCTAGCAAGCTGTCCATCATAAACATCAGTGTCTCCTAAGCTAAGTCTTGGAGAAGGAAGAAAGTCTGGTGAAGTTATAGATATTTCCCTATCATCTGGCACAGTATTTGCATAGATAAAGTCATATACTGCATTAGAATCATCTCTTACAAACATTCCAACATTATTTGTTCCAGGAATTGGAGAAGTATCTATGACAGTCATTACCTGCTTTCCTTCAAAAAATACGGATATGTTATTTCCAGACATGTAAACCTCTAGGCTATAGCATGAAATATATGTGTCGTCTGTATTTCCAGTATAATTTGCTGGGATTGAGTCTGTTAAGCTTTCATTAAAAATAATACCAACTACACTTGTTCCTAGTCTTGTTGGAACTAATTTTCCATCCACAAGCGTAATTTTATATAATTTTAAAGCATGATTACTTGGATTCTCAATTTGAAATTCTTGTGTATTGCTTACTGTTGATGCTTCTAGAAAATATCCAGTATAACCGCCACCTGCACTTTGTGAAACGTTAAAGCAAATTCCACCAATTGTTGATAAGGTTTCTTTATTGTTATTACCTTTTCTTTTAATTGTCATTCTTGTTCCAACTCTTTTAGGATGGAATCCACAATCTTTTATAGCACCAGATATTTGAAGCTGACCAATTTTATGAATATTTATTTGATCAGTTGGATAAATTATTTCTCTAAAGGTTACGGTTCCAGACACTGTACCAGAGTTTACAACAGATAGTGTAGCAACCGAACCACTGACTGCTGTTACTACAGCGTTGCTGCCAATTCCAGTTCCAGATACAGGCATACCCACGGCTACGCCTGTTGTTGAAGAAAGTGTTATTGTATTAGTAGATATGGTTCCAGTTGCAGTTTTTGTAACAGAAGGTGGATTGGTTGCTGAAGCAGGACCAACTAGCTTTGCAAATCCTGAGGGGATCCTAATAGTTTCTTGCTCACCAATTCTATCTGATATAGGAATTCCTGTATCAACTATAAAATTTAAAGTAGCATCTTGTGATCCAGTTGGTTGATTTGCTGAAGTATCATACATCTTAGTTTTAAAATAGGTCCAGTTATTTTGAGAAGAGGTTAGGGCAGAAAAATGACCAGCAACCTCTGATCCGTCTTGACCTCTTCCATCTCCAAAGCAAGTGTATTTAAAAACATTTGAAGATAGAGTTGGAGAAGATTTTATTTTCATATCTATATCTACAATAAGAGCATTAGGTATAAAGCTAGATCCTGATGGAGAATTGTCCTTGTCAGATTTTAGTTCTTCAAGGGAAAAGTATATTTTTTTACCAGAGGCTTGTCCAGGTCTTGATACAATAAAGAGTATTCCATTATACTTAATGAGCTCACTATCAATAAATACATGACCAGAAAACTTTTGTGAAAACGCAACCGTTAAACTATCTTCAGTTATAAATATGCTTGCTCCACGAGCATGTGAGCTTCCCTGAGTCTCAATGTGCTGGTAGGCTTTTCTTATTGCATCATTTTTATTTTTTGCAGTAAACTCCTGTGATCCAAGTACAGTTTTTGGACGATATGAAGAATCTGAAATATCCTCAACAAGAATACCTGCAGCAAGTATGCCCTCTTCTGCACCTGCTTCGTCTGGAGACCACATTTTTTGTGGAACAAAAGACATATTTCTATTAAGCGTAAGTTGAGAATATCCAGAGTCAAGGATGGTTCCTACATCGTTTTTACCAATTGCTGACAGGTCTGTTGAAAAATCTTGATCTAAGGCTTTATTTAATAGGTATGTGGATACTTTTGGAATTCCTAAATTTTGATATTGTACTTCACCTGCCGTAATTGGCTGAATAATAGAATCGTCAAAGGATTCAATATTTGATTTATAGTTATTGTTGAGTTGTGAAAACTCTTGATCTCCTGCCAATAAGTTTTCATAGTCTCCAACTAGCCAGTAATTAAAATAGTCTTGTTTTTGAACGGCAGCTTCTTTGGTCATAACGGTAAAGATACCAAACTGGTCAAAAAACATTGATAGTTGCATTGATTGAGCAATTTTTTCTAAAACTGTTGCAACTGAAATACTTTTATCGCAATAAAAGAAATCCATCTTTCTATCTTCGTAGTCGTACTCTTGCAGGTCTGATGTTTTTACAAAGTTAAACCTTGTAAATCCAGCATTATCTAATAAAATTTTAATTATTGAAGAAGATTTTAATCCTTCACTTGCACCAAGTAATATATCTGGTGCAGCTTGATCTTTCCAAAATTTTGTGTAATCTGATACTGTAACTGCTACAGTCCAGTCATTTCCCTGCTCCCAATTATCTGCATATAAAACTTTTACTGGAACATACTTTTGATAGTTTTCTGAAATAATTTTATTTAAAATAGTAAACTTTACATTTGGCTTAATCCTGCCGTTTAAAACAGAATCAAAATTTCTATTACTAATAAGGTTGTCTTGATTGAATAAAGTTATTGTTCCTTCTGAAGTTACCATTGATCCAGATGGAATACCAAACTGAAAATCTCCCATAGTTGAATTAACTGATAGATCCGTTACATAAGAACTTAAATCAATTACAATTCTTGGAGATATTTCAATGATGTCAAGTGAGCCATTTTCTCTTGATAGTTTTGTTGATATAAATCTTATTCCTTTAATTTGTTCTGCTTCAGTGACTTCACTAATTAATAGAGTTTCAATTGAGTTTTCAGATTCTACCCCACCAGATATTGACCAGGTGATTACACCACTTACGGCTTTTCCTGTTAGTCTAAGAATTCCATCTTCAAGGGGCTTGTCTACAATTGAGGTTGCAGAAGCTGTAATATTAGCTGTCAGGTTTGAACTGATCTCTACCGCACTTGCTGGTAGGATGCTTTCAATTTTAGAACCTGCAGGAATTCCAGTTCCAGATATAAACATTCCAACATAAATGTTATCTAGGCTACTAAGAGTTACTGTATTGCTTCCAAGCAGACCTGTTGCGGTAATTGAGGTAATTGCCCTAGCTGATCTTGCAGAAGAGTCTTCTGTAAAAACTGTTGCCCATGTTGTTGGAGAGCTAGATTTTAAAACCTGAACCTTAAAATCTTCTGGATAACCATTTATGGTTTGAGTTTTAATCACAATCTTATTTGTAATAATATCTGTATCATATACAACAAATGCATTGTTTCCAAGCATCTCACCGTCTTCGTCAGATACCCCAACGTATGCTGAATCCAAAGCTATGCCAGATGTTGCATTTGGTTTTCTTTGTCTAGGTGAAGACCAGTATTTTGTAGCAGAATCTTTATGACAAGGATAAATTCTATTTTTTGTATTAAAAAGTTGATATGCTCTCAAATCAGTTGCATCGTCAGTAAGTCTTACTGTGCTAAGTGTGCTGCTGTTTAAATTTCTATATTGAATTTGATGAATAATTCCTGGATCTGGTCTTTCGGTTTTAACAATATCTCTAAGTGGAGAAAGCGATTCTCTTTCTTTGTTTTCTCTTACACCAGTTCCTGCGTCTGAATCATACTCATAAAAATACCCACCGTTATCCCAGCCACCAGTAGCTTGACTAGCGTTAAAAGTTTCCGAATAGTCTGGGTCAGATGATGTTCCAGTAAGTTTAATTGGATAAGATCCAATATAAGAAACTCCAGTGTAGGAATTTTGATTCCATTCTGCTATAACTTTATGAGAAGATTGAACGGATGCAGATTTTTTAAATAAATTATCAACTTCATTTATTCCTGTTGTAAGCATTTATACCTCCACCAAGGAAATTGATACGTCCCAAAGATCGTTTAGCTCTCCTCTTGTAGAAACAGTAAAATTAAAAGAGTTAAAAAATACATTTACCTTTTCTGCAGAAAGGCTAACATTATCTGAAGAGTTAGTGTCATATATTAAGAGTGCCCAAAAATCACCAGTATATTCTTCATACCATTCTTTGATATCATTACCAGCACCAAAATTATCTGATGTGATTTGAACGGAACCATTAATTTTTCTTGAAGGAATTTCACTCCATGATGTAGAGTATTCATCTTTATCTGCAACATAATGCGATCTCATTGTTCCATCAATCATTCTTCTTTTAAATTCAATTCTTTGAGGAGTAATTTGTAGCGGTTCTCTATTATCGTCAGTAAGGTACAGTACTTCTCCAGCACCAAAATCCCATTTTGTTCCATAAGCGGTTGCTGTTGATGTTGAACCAGTTGCAGTGCTTTCTACCTTAAAAGTGTTTGAAGTTACGTTTGTAATTATTTTTGGTGTTGTAATATTAAATCCAGAAGCTGTTGCTCCAGATACCTGAACTTCATCACCAACTAAAAAGTCGTGCGTTAGCGTTGTAGTATATTGAACCTTTGCTCCGCTGTCTGTACTAGCAATAGAAGCAACTACCCATGATTGCTGAATAGGTTCTAGCTCAGAAAAAACCATTAAGGATGGTCTTTTAAATTTTCTGGAAAGGGATGCATTAGCCATTATCTACTCATCTTCCTGCTATGGTTTCTTCTGCCTGTTTCTTTATTAAGTATCTCTATAACCCTATCTGCAGCTTTATTTGGATCATTGACACCGCTAACGGAAAGATTAACTACCATATTGCTATAAGAATTACTATTAATTATATCACCATAGTCCTGAGAAACTGTAGCAATTGAAGAACCTGATGGAACATTAAACCTTGGATCAACTCTGCTTCCTGATCCATAAGGCATTACGACCTCTGGTCCATTTTCACCAACAAGATAAGGCTTGTTCATTGTCATGGATCCGCCAAATTGTCTTCCAGTCAATGGTGTGTATACTGCTGCTGCACCCTGAGTCATAAGGCTTGTGAGCTCTTCTATTGTTCCCTGTCCAGCTGCTGCTGCTTCTTTAATTGCATCCTCTATACTTCTTGTGCCAACTTCTACCTGATCTCCTTCATATCCACCGTCTGCTGGCAAACCAAGCTGTCTTCTTGCTGCTGATGAAAGTTGAGCATCTCCTGTTGCCAAGGCATGAATATGTGGAGGACTCATTGTGCCTCTCCATTTTGCCCAGAATCCAGCTGATGCCAAAGCCTTTAGTGCCTTATCAATATTTGCAGGTGGCTTAATATCTACAGCACCACCACCATCGTGTGTTCCCTTTGAAGCTGAAACTCCAGTGCTATAAGATCCTTGGTAGAATCCAAATCCAGAACCATAAGATTCTTCTGCTCTTTTAAGCATTCTAACTGTTCTAGCATTAAAGGTTTTTCCACCATAAGTTACTCTTGAGTAATCATCTAGGACTGCCTGACCACCATCAGCAAATTTTTGTTCATTAATTGAGTTCATCATTCCAACACCATATTGATCTACTGCTGATGCTTTAATTACATACTCTCCATCTGATAAACGAGCAGGAATTGAATCTGATGTAGATGTACCTGGACCAGAAATATATCCACCACTTGCTTGAGTTACTGTGTAACCTGGAGCTCTTCCAGACCTTCCACCCGTCATACCAGAAGATCCAGCAGATGTTGTTGGTGCTGGTGTGTATGTTTGAGTATACTGTCCACCAGATCCTGCCCCACCTGCACGTTCTCCGTCATTAGAATTCATACCTGATTGAAAGGACTGGTCTGATTGATGTAGATCTGAACGAACTTTATTTAATGCCTCTGTAACAGTTGCTTCTGGATGTTTTACAAGATAATTAATAAGTGCTGCTTGTGCTGCTGCTGCCTTTCCTTTATCCTTCATGCTAGTAAGCCAGTCAAGTATTACTGGGTTGGCTTTAATTCCTGCAATTGAATCTGCGGTTGCTTGCATTTCAGCAATTGTCTTTGAGGCATTTGTAGCCATTGTGTCACGTTCTTTTTGAAGCCTAGTCATATGTGCTTCATGACCATCTGCTTGTCTTTCAAGGGCTTCTTGCTTTTTATCAATTTCTGCCTGAATTGCCTCAATACGGGCATCTCTTTCAAGATCAATTGCCTCAGTAGCTGCTTTTCTTTTTTCTTCAATTACCTTTATTTCTTCAGATGCTGAGAACTGCCTTGCATTTTCTTCTGCTGCTTGTCTAGCATCTAGGAATCCAAATACATCTCCCTCTGCAAGAGCACCCAAGCCACCGAGCATTGTTCCTCTTTGCTCTGATCTAAACTTGTTTGCGTCATCTTCTTTTGTAAGAGATTTTAAGTAAGCATTTGTTTGTTTTTCAATAGCCTCTATTTCTTTAGTTGCTTTTTCATCAATAACTTTAATTTCTTCTTGCTTACCCTTGATGAACTTTTGACCCGCTTTTTGAGATGCCTTAAAAGCTTCTTCTTCTTTTTCAATTGCTGCATTCTTAGCTTCTATTGCAGACTGTAAGGCGTTTTGTTTAATAATAATTTCTTTATTAATTTTTTCATATTGTTCTGCAAGCTGTTCTTCAAGTTTTATTGTTGCCTCAATTTTTATTTGACGATCTCTTGTAACAACGTCAAGTTCTGCTTCAATTTGACTTATGCTGGAAGGATCTGCTTCAATTCTTAACTCATAGTCCTTAAGTTGCTGATCAGTAATGGCACCAGTTTCAAATGCTGACGTTAGGGCTGCTGAGACTCTAGTTGCTAGTTCATTTTCAATACCACCGAATATACCCTGACCAGAAGATACTTTTGTAAATACATCATCGTATGTAGAAAGATTTTTAAAGCTAAATGAATTATTGGTTCTTTCTTGAATAGCTCTTTGGGTGTTAAATAACTGAGATCCTTCTCCATATGTTTCTTTTGTCATATCAACAATTGCCTGTTGTGCAATTTTTAACTGTCTTGTATCTAGATTTTCCATTTGAGTCAAAAGAGCCTTTAGTCCAGTGTATTGGTCTTCTGGTGGAAGTAAATTAATTTGCTCTACAACAGATTTAATTCCTGCTGCAAATCCACCCCTTTCCCCTTGGTCAAGAAGCCCGCCTATGTTTGAAAAAGTTTTAACACCTTCCATTTGAGCCTTGATAATTGAAGCAGGGTCGTCTGCCTTTATCATTCCAAACTTATTAACCGACTGTGCATAAGCATCCATTGCACCAGATGCTTTAGCTAAAGTTCTAACCATTACATTTGCATCTTCTTCTGAGAATCCTTGCTGTATTAATGAGGCATATTTTGAAGTTAATAGTGATGCTGCTTGAGCAGATCTATCCCCTCCCAAACCTACTGTTGTTGCTAATCTAGTTTCAGATAGGTTTCTTAATCTCTTTGTAAGATCTTCGTTTGCACCAAGTAGGGCTGACTCTTTTTCTGGGTCTAGCCTTTGTGAAGTGGATTGTGATTGTTGTGCTTGTGCACCAATCATCTTTGTATATTCTTGATTAGCCTTTATTGTTTCGCCAATATTTTTAAGCTCTACCCCAAATGCTTCTGCTTCCGCTTTACTTGCACCAAATGCTTGCTCTGCTGATTTTTTAGCAGAATCTAAAGATTTTTTATATTTAGTAATTGCTAGGGTTGCAGCACCTATTGCTAATATTGCCCATCCAACTGGATTAGTTGCTAATGCTGCACCTGCCCCTAAGCCACCAAATGCAGATCCCATTCCAAGCATTGCACCACCTCTTGCAACTGCACCAATTCCTGTTTTTAATGCTGTGCCTCTAGAGCCCATAGACATGCCTTTTCCAACTACTGACTTTAGATTTGACCCACCAGTTTTAATTGAATCTTTTCCAAATGCTGAATATAAGTCACCAGATCTTTTGAATCTAGCAGCCTTTGATCCATCTTTAGCTGTCATTACGCCAGAAAGTTTTTCTCCAATACCACCGCCCATACGTCCACCAAGCATTTGAAGGGCAGAAAGAATTCCAGTAAAAGCAGATAGTGCCATAATTGATTTATTTAATGCGTCAGTAAATTGATTAACAGGTAGCATCATTGAGCTAGCCATACTTGCTGCCATAAGACCACCAGAAACTGCACCTGTTGTCATTCCTGGCATTTGCCCCATTGGAGGAGTTCCTCTCATAAATCTAGGAGCGACATTCCAATTCATGTCTTCAAGCATTCCGCCATATTGTTTAGCTGCTTTTTTATTTACAACAAACTCTCCTGGCTCAAGTAGGGCAGGTACTCTGTCTCCCTCCCCCTTTCCAGGAACCCAAGCACCAGTTTGCATTGCCCATGCTGGATAACCTGCATCAAGTGCGGATTGTCTTTCTTCACGATCTAATAATTTTTGTTGTTCTTTCTTTGCTATTGCTGCTGCTGTTGCTGGCTTCTTTTCTTTTGGAAAAACTGTTCTAAGATGAGCAACAAAGGGACCAAGATCTGCAGATGCAATATCATCTAAGTCTCTAGCAATATATTTAAAATCTTCTGGAATATCTGCAGTAGAAAGTTTGGACTTTGCTTTTGCTGCTGCTTCTTTTATTCTAGAAATAATTTGATCATCTGTCATATTTGCGGTTGCTGCATTCCAAGCTTCTGCACCATGACTTCTAGCACCACCCTTGGTCATTCCAAGATTAATTGCTAGTTGTTCAAGTGCACTGTTTGTAGGACCAGTCTTAACTCTTGGCTGAGAAGCCTTACTCATAATTCCTGCTTGACCAACATCAGTTACGATATTATCAAATAAGTTGTCTGCTTGAAGATCCTTGTCTCTTCTTGCAATGGATGCAATTAATTGATCAAAAGCGGAGTCTTCTGTAAACCTGCCTGTTGTTTTTGCAAAGGCTTCATTGTATGGAGATCGGACGGCAAACATAAGCTCTCCAGTTTCTGGATGCCTGATTCTAACCGCTTCTTGATTTGGAGTTTGTAGTCCAAAGACATCTCTTGTAATTCTTGCCATGTCTGCTTCTGCTTTTGCAGAGTCATATGTGTCATGACCTTTGACAACATAACGCTGACCGTTAATTTCATAAACTCCATTTACACCAGGAATTGCAGAACTGTATCCACCAATTCTTGATTGTCTTGTTCCAAGTTCTGTTAATGGAACATTAGACGACATGGCTTCTTTATTTGCATTAGCCATTGATTGTCTAATTGTTGCAAGTTTTGTTGCATAAGATTCTGGCATTTTAATACCACGAATTGCCTTAACTATACGTCTACCAACAAATCTAAACCTAGCCCCATGTGCCGAATGTCTAGTTCCTCTACTCTTAACATTAGAATCATCTGAGCCAAAATATATTTTCATTAATTTTTCTGATAGTCCAAGAGACTTTGCTTCCGACTGAGCACCCTTTGGAAGACCAGTTTTTTTATCAAATTCATCAAAAGCTTGTCTATAGCTTTCAGATCTAGCCGTTACTCCCTTATCATTCCACGGCTGTGATCTACCGCCATATCTAGTATCAAGAGTTGGATCAATTTCTTTAAAAGACTGAACATCTCTAGATCTAAGCCTTGGCATAACTATTGCTGCTGCTATTCTAGCTTTCATAGATGAGGATTTTATTGCTTCATACTCTGGAGAATCAATAAGGGATTCAAGGACTCTTGAAAGTATTAATTGAGAACTGAGATCAGATGGGTTAATTCCTCTATTAAGAGATTTTAATAAAAAGGCTCTTTGTCTTGGATCTCCATCCATTGAGGCAATCTCTGATAAAACCCTATCTCTAAAAGCAAGATGGGCTTTCATCTTAGGCTTAGGATTTTCAGGGGTGCCCTTTCCAAAATGAAAATCATTTATAAATTCATTCTCTCCCTTAGATAAACCAAAAATAAAATTAGGATCCCATCTTTTGTCTTCGCTTTTTGTTTTTGGGAATTTTACTTTTGCACCTGAACTATTTGAACTAGACTGATTACTTGTATCTACAGCATCTGCAGTTTTTAAAGTTGATCTTTCAGGCACGTCTACTGGCTCTGTTTGTGACATTTTGCTCTTTTTAGGAGTACCCTCAATAAATCCAGGAATTTTACCGCCAGATTGGAATCTTGGGGTTCCATTATTTATGTCTTCTAAAACTCCACCATATTGCTTTGCAGCATTACGATTAATTACAAACTCACCAGGCTCTAGTAGTGCTGGAATCTTATCTCCACTACCATTTCCTGGAACCCATGCAGCTCCACCAGATTGTCTTCTAATAATTGGAAGAGTTTTTACTCCCTTTGGAACAACAGGAGACCCACCAATGGTACTACTTTGTGGTGTTGAATTAAATAAATTTGGGGTTCTTGCTGCTTGCTTATTAATTAATGTATAGTAGTCCATCATTAACTTGTTTAAGCCAATCATTGCAGACTTCTGTTTTTCAATAGATATAGTTACTGTGTCTGTTGCTTTTGATGCTGCAATTTGAGCATCATCCATAAGTGAAAACTTTTCAACTGGTAGTCCACGAATTGTTCTACCAAGATTAACAAATGCCATTGCACCTTTAACAATGTATCCAAGGAAGTTACCAAGAACACCAGTCATCATAATAAGTGGACCAGCAATTGCTGTTAAGCCACCTGCTATTTTTAGAAAACTTTTTATTGGACCTGGAAGGTTTTTTGCAAATGAAACTATTCTATCAAGAACCCCTGCAAATCTTTCCATAAATGGAAGAACAGAATTAACAATAGCTTCGCCAACTGGTAGTAGGGCTGCTTTAATTGCCTCCATAGATCTTTGGAATCTCATTGATGCAGATTCTGTAAGGGTCTTGATTTCAGCATTTGCAATTCTTGCAAGGTCTGTATTTGATGCAGACATAAGTTCAATAACTTGTTTTGTCTGTGAACCCTGAGTATTTAAGTTGTCAAAGAGTGCGGAAATACGAGCAAACTGGTACTTACCAAACAACTGTTCAATAATTTTTGCTTTACCAAGATCATCAAGGGTCTGCATACTTTTTTGGAATTCAAGAACGGTAGGTAGGAGCTGTCCCTTATTTCTCTTTACAATATCTTCAAGGTCAATTCCATATTGTTTGGCAACTTCAGAACCTGCTTTTGTTGGATTAATGAGAGAAGCTAAACCAGACTTTAATGCGTTTGCACCTTCTGCTGCATTAATACCTCCTTCTTTCATTGCAACCATAAGTACAGAAAGATCTTTTACATCTCCACCAAGAGCACGAACAACTGGTCCAACCTTTGGAATAGCTTCCGTTAAGTCTTGCAAAGATAGTGAAGTTTGGTTTTCAACTGCGTTGAGGAAGTTAATTGATTCTGCTAATTCTTGGGTGCTCATATTAAATGCATTTTGCAAAGACAAAGTAGTCTTCATTGCATCTTGTCTGTCAATTTCACCAAGTACAGAAAGTCTTGTTGTTTGTTTAATTGAGTCAAGAAGTTTTTGTCCCTCAAGACCAGTAGCTGCTAGATCTGCTGCTAGACCTGCTGTTTCTTTTGCTGCTATACCATAAGCACCAGCAATATCTACCGCAAGAGCCTGAACCTGTTGTCTAATGGCATTTGTTGCCTGAGTTGTTGCACCAACTAAATCTGATCCATAAACCTTTTGAAATCTTGTAAGTTCTTTATCTACTTCATTAAATGCCTTAATGGTTGTAGTTGCAAATATGGTCATAGGTACCGTCAGACCTACTGTAAGCTGTCTACCAGCCCATTGGGTATTCTTACCCCAGTTAATAAGTTGTGTGGCACCGTCATTAACAAGTTTATTAAATATAGAAAACTGTTTTCTTGAAACTTCTAATTGTGTCTGCACATCAGACATGTCAAGTTTAAGTGGAGTTACTAGAATTCCTTTACGTCTTCCAGAAGCATCCATGCCCATTTCTACTAGGTTTGCCCTGCTTCTTCTTACCTGATCTTCTGCGAGCTTTCTAGAATTGCTATCTGCTTGAAAGGCTTTTCTTGCTTCACGAGCATAGTCACGAAGCTTTAATTTGTTTCTATCTAGGGCTTTTCCAAAATTGTCCATATTGGAAGTAATGTCTACGGTTCGTGCACTAAAGGCACCTAGATCTCCAACGTCTGCCTTGAAGATTTCGCCAAGTCTATCTCTTACTTTTCTTGCATCTTTATCTAGTGAGTTAAATGAGTTATTTAGAGTACTAAGTTCTCTTGAAAGTAAACGAGTTTGAGAAATAGCTGATGTAAAATCTGCATCATATACAAATGTGGCATTCACATCAGCCATTACTCACCACTCCTTATAATATCGTATGCAACACCCATGTCTGGGGTGAATCCGTATTTTACTGCTGATGATGATTTTTCATTACCACCAGAAAGTCTTTCCATGGCTCTCGCCTGTATGTCTTTTAATGTTGATGGCTGCTTTTCAGAAGTGTCACCGCTATCAGAAGAATCTAGACTGACACCCTGTAGGGATGCCATAAATTTATTTTTTCTTGATTCTGCACTGTACATAGCTTTTAATGTTGCTGTTAGTTCTGGCATTGATAAACTAGTTTCAAGTTCATCGTAGTCTTTCCAATGCCCAAGCAAAAACACTTCTGCCTCTAGCTCCGCAAGATCTAGTTGGTTCCAACCAGTTCCTGAGCCATCGCTACGAGGTTTGGGTCGTTCAGCTTGATTTCAGCAGCCACCTCCAAGATTTTGTACATTGTTTGAATATCAAGAGCATTTTCTAATGCGTCACGATCTTCAGCAAGACTAGTGTCATATTGCTTAAAAGCAATCTGGGTGCAGCTAATGAGAGTGTCTAAAAACTCATCTTCTGTCTTAGCTTCTTGGGCTTTTGCCCATTCTTTCATTACTTCTCTTAAGTTTTTTAGATTTAGGGGCTTGATGTTTACTACTTTGCCGTCTAGAAGCTCTAGCTCAACACTTTCATATACTTTGGTTGCCATTAAATTCTCCTTTGTTCCCTTTAATTATATCCTATATTTTATTTATGATAGCAATAATGGGCAGGATTTCTCCTGCCCATTATCAATATTTAGTTATTTATATTTACGGAGTAAATACTCTGTCAATAATCTTTCCATATGATGCGTTTCCGCCAACGGAATTGTCTGTTGAGCCAAGTAGACGGAATGAAGCAGGGAAAACCGTTGCTTCATTTCTACGAATACCAACTGTTACCGTATCCATTGAAAGTGCACGATAAGCAACGTAGATTCTTTCTACCTTTTCACCTGCACCAGCCTTTTCTTCAGGTCCAGGACCTACCAAGCAAAGACTTCTTTCAATTGGGGAAACACCTAGCGATCCTGCGTTGATGTTGAAAACATCTAGGTCTGCACCTGATGCTGTCAAGTCACCTGCAGCTCCACCAACGACTACAAGAAGATTCTCAAGGGTAGCTTCTGTAAGAGTTGTGTTAAGCATAACTCTTTGACCTTGCTTGAAGATCTTAGCTACGTCAAGAAGTTGATCAACTTGTACTTCGCCGTAATCTGGTTCAAAAGAAAGTTCAGCACCTTCTGATGTATAACCAACGGACTCCCACTTGGAGCTTGCTACAAGATTGTTTGGATCTTGTAGAGTTCCTGCGGATGATGCAGCTAGAGTTCCAGCAACGCCTGTGGCGTGTACCAAGTGCTCTTCTGTAAGTTCTGTGTCTACCGATGCTGCATTTGCTACATAAAGAGCACCTGCACCAACGATAATATTATTTGCATTACCAATTGCCATAGTGTAAATTTACACCTCCTGTCATTTTAAACGATTTGACTTTCGTGGCTTGCTTCCTCTAGATAATAATACCATAACTACTATACTTTAGTATAGTCATAGGTTAATACCAAGGATGTTACGAATTTAGGCTTAAAGCTGTCAATTCTTTTTTCGTCAAGAATGTAGTTAGCTTGATCACACTTAACATACTTAAACTTGACATCTGAATCTTGAGCAAAGTCATTAATTTCTTGGGCAGATATATCAAATTTCTTTAATGCCTCATATATAAAGCTTCTTACATAGTAAATTTGAGACATCTCTCCAACTATAGTTAGTACTGCCTTTTCACAGTCAATAAACCACTGGGTATTTGATGATGGGGTGTATAGAAAGTCATATATAACAAATGGGGTCGTTTCGGTACTAGCACCAAGGCTTTCTGATACTGGAAAAAATGGAACAAAGTCTGGGTATCTATATGGAGACCAAACACAAATTCCAGCTATTCTAGTTTCATAGGCAGCGTCTGTTTCTCCAGTATTTTTTGGATTTGCTACCTTAGCTGCAAGATAGTCTTTATTAAACTGATCCCATAAATAGTCTGTAATAATTTTAATAGGCAATTTTTTGTAGTTCATTACTTTAGCCCCCTCACAATGCTATTTGCAGATTTAGCTGCTTCTGCAGCCATACCCTCTATTTTACCAGTAGAAACCCTAGCAAGTGCAATCCTAGATTCATTTGCTATACCACGCTCAATTTTTTGGAAGAAACCTAATTCTCTTAAAACATCATCTGCCATTGAGGTCATAAAGGCATTAAAGGTTTCTGAGAATGAGTTTTCAACCTCAGCCCCTCCAGGATTTGCCACATATACTTGTTTTTTTGAATAGAACTCACCTTCGTATTCAAACCTAAGATATTCTGAATTTTTTGCGGATATGTTTAGTGGTATTCCATTTTCCATAACAAAAGCCCTATTTTGAAAAACGTATCCGCTTTCACTAGGAATTACTGATTGGGTAAAATTATAAGTTAAGGTTGGTCTTGTTTTACCAGAAACTGATGCTTCAAAAAGTCTTGAATCTTTACTTCCAGATTTTCCTGGCTCGTATAAGTGGTGAAATTTACTTTGATTCATTCTTGCCAAGTTATCAACATATGCTTCAAAGTAGGTAGCTATTAGCTTTAAACCCTGCTCTTGTATTCTTGGCTTTTGCTCATTATTTATTTGATTAATAAGCTCTGAATTAAACTTTACGGTTGCAACAATTTTTTCAACCATATTTCCAGTTCTAATATGATTCTTTTTTTTGGCTTTAGTTACGGAGTCTAGGGATGAAGTGTTTATTCTTCTAGCCATTACAATGACTCCAGGGTTTGAATTTCCTGTCTTTGTAATACTGTTTCGTACTCAAGAACCCTTCCATCAAAGTCAACTATTGGGGTGCTTCCTCTAGGCTCAAATATGGTTGCACCATCTATACCGCCCTGACTAGATATAGTATCATCTTCGTTCCACACAACACCAAAAGAGTTTCTAATGGCAACTACCCTATCTTCTGAGTTTATTGCAGCAAGAGATCTAATTTTTACAATATTGCTAACAGCCGTTAAATAGTTTTTAATGTCAACGGCACTGGAATTGTCTGATATTGTATCTCTAACAATACCTTTTGCAGAACATAATATTGTTCTATTATTTACCCAAGTCTTTATAACAGCACCAGTATTTTGATCCTGAGTTTTTGTTGGAACGTAAATATCTGCCTTCATTGTGTAAGATGATCCAGTTAAACAAACCATACTCTACACCGCCCAGATGTCAAATCTCTTATAAGGAGCAATTAAATTATCAACAATTAGGTTTCCAGTTGCAGATCCTGGAGTAAACTCAATTGAGTACGCATCGTTTTTAATTGACTTGATGCCTTTCTTTCTATATCCATAATCTGAACAAATCATATCTGAGGCTAGTTCGCAAACTGCTTGATTAATATCTACTGGAATATACTTCCACCCATATTCTCCACGAACAATATAGGAGCTATTTTTCTCAAAAAAGCCATGATTTTTTAAAACACTTACGTCTGTCCACTCGCTAATGTTTTCTTCAGACAAAGTAACCTTTAGGTTATACTTACTTGAAGAAATTGCCAAGGGGTATTCTAAAAGATTTATTTCTGGATCTTCAGATAAATCATAAACTACTTGATCATCTTTTATAATCTTGTCAAATGACTCAATTCTTTGACCCAAGTAAAGAAAGTCAGTTCCTTGAGCAAGAGTTCCAACAGATTTGTATTTAAATACAAATGCATCACTAAGAATAGAATTTATTACTAATCTTGCTCTTTTTTCTTGCTTTACTAGTTGAGCTTCAGTTGCTTCTCCTGGACCAGGATTTGACGAAACAATTGTTATGTCTCCATAAGTTGCAATTTCTTGTGCGGTTGCATATGGTCTAATTAAGCTTCCATAAAGCTCGTCCTCTGTGTATGTGTTTGAAGTAATACTTTGAATTTCAATTTTTATTCTTCTATCATACGCAGTAACGTCTTGATTTAAAATTAAATTAAATGCAGTTGTTATATGTAACGCTTTACCAGATTGTGTTGATGTTGCGGTTCCAACTGTTGAGTTTGTAACTGTAAATTGTGAACTTGACCTTGTTGCTACTACAACATTTGATTTATTAAGAGTTGATCCAGTTGTTGTAGTTAATCCAGTAATAGTAACTATGTCACCAACTGCAAAAGTATTAGATGCCGTATAGGTAATTGTTGTTCCATTTCCAGTTGCTGCCGTTACCGTTGCTCTTTTTGCCAAAGACTCATCTGCCTGGATATACTCTTCTAAATCTAAGTCGTACACATTAAAAACAATAGAGTCTGTTCCAGATGGTGCGGTATATGGAATTGTTAGAGTATCTCCATCAGATCTTAAATATTCGTTCATTTACTATAGTTTTACCCCATAAAATCCAGCGACTTCTTCTGGGGTAGCCTCCCTTACTTCGTCTTTTGCTCTTGCTAAAATATCGTTTGCCTTTTCCTTAGAAATGGATTTAAATGGCTGGTCAATAGTAAACACTACTCCATTTCCAACATTAAGTGCCCCTCTTGGATGGATCATTTTTAATAGCATAAAATCTTGCTTGGTTGTTTTTACTTTTTCTTTTTCTACAACAACAACTTCTTTTATTTCTTCAATAGCGTCAGTAGATGATACTTGGGTTTCTAGGTCTTCTTCATACTTTTCAATAGTAATTCCAGATTCTTCAATTGCTTTTAAAATTCCTGCTTTTTTGGCACCACTTGGGTACTCAATATTATACATCATGCATATTGTTTTTAATTCATAAACTGTTTTATCTTTAAACATAAAATCCTCCTATCATAAATTATACACTAAGAATAGAACAGGGGCTGCAAAAAGCAGCCCCTGTTTTAGGTAGAGAATTATTTATGCCTGTTCTGCGTATGCAATTGCAGACTTCTCTTCTACAGCTACACCCATACGGACGTATACTGTGTACTCCATTGTGTCCTTCTTTGGCTTAAATTCACGATGTACGGTTACATCACGCTGGAAGCCCCAGATTCTGTTGCTTGGGAGTGTTAGATCTAGGTAATTATCTGGGTACAAAGGTACCTCAAGTACTGGAAGTCCGAAGATCATGTACTGAGCTCCCGCTGGTCCACCAATTTGTGGAAGCGTTCCATCAATAACACGAGCTGCTACTGCTTCTGGTACTGTACCGATATTACGAAGTGCTGAGATAAGCTCTTGTAGGTGCTTAGAGTTCATGTAGAACTTAAGATCCTGACGGCGAGCCTTGAACTTACGAGGTAGAGCATTGTAAACTGCTTCAATCGCTTCTAGCGATAGAGGAGTTGTTCCTGTTGCACCATTATCCCATAGAGATGTCATTGTTGCTTTTGCTGCTGCTGCTTCGTGGGCACCCAAGTAGGATGTGTCACGAATCTGCTTAATGAATCCATTAAGTGTGTTCTGGTAGTAACCAGATGTTGCACCTGATGCACCATTAATTGCGATGTCTTCTAGGTCGTTTCCGAACTGAGTTGCCATCAAGCGTACAATGTGATCTTCTAGCTGCTCTCCTTCAATGTTATCCTCTAGGGATTCTGTTGAAAGTTCGTAGTCTAGACGGAACTTTGTTGTTGTAAGTTCAATCTTTGTGAACGCAGGAGCTGCATTAGAACCTGTATCTTCAGCCTGTGTTGCCTTAGCAACAAGACGTGAACCAACACGAACCTTATCCAATTCCATTGTGTTGGCTCTCATAACGACCTTACGACCATCATTAGCGAGAACCATTTCATCAAAGATATAGTCAATAAACTGTCGTGACTGCTCTGGGTTTAATACACCACCATTGTCATTAGAGTTACCCTGTGCTGTCATAGCACCTGGGGAATCTAGTGGGGATAGTACTGTACCACTTGCTGCAGCCTTTTCAATAATATTATCACTCATTTTTTTTATTTCACCTGCCTTTTCATTTTTTAATTTAGGTATTCTGCGGAGCCGAGGAAGCGTCCACCCCACGCCGATTTTGTCATTGTGGTAGCCTTTACTGGAGAATTTTCCAATTCCCCAGACTTCTTTACTGCTGTATCCTCTTCTACAGCTTCCATTCTTCCATTGATAGAAGCGATTGCATTTGTGATATCAGCAAGTGCTTTATTTAAGTTTTCGTTGTTAGATTCAATTGTTGAGATCTTGTCAGTCAAAGCCTTTGTAACTTCTGCCACTGTAGTTGTTACAGCAGTCATTGTTTCATTGTTCTTTGCTACGGATCCTTCTAATGTACTTGCAACAAAATCTTTAATTTCATTTAAAGCCTTTTCAATATCAGTTGCCTCACCATCTTCGGTGGAAGGTTCTTCAGTCACTTCTTCTGTGACTTCTTCGGCTGCATCTGCAACCTCTGCATCTTCGGAAACTTCGTCAGACTTAGCTAGTTCTTCTGCTGGAGCTTCTTCAGATACTTCTGTACCTTCGGAAACTTCTACATCTTCAACTACTTCATCAACGGTTACTTCTTCTTCTACAGTTTCTACTGTTGTGTCTTCTGTGTTTTCAGCCACTTCAACACCTCCTTTGATAATTTGGTTGGCAACTGACTGTGTTTCAATTGCCTTTTTTACTACCTCATTTGGTAGTAAGCCTATATTGGTTCCAAGGGTTTTAACAACTTTTGCTGTCCATGACCTTAGTGTTTTCATTTTATGCCCCACTTTTGTGTTTGTTGGCTTCCATGAATTTCCTTCTTTTCTGTAAACTGTAATAACTACTGCAGGATCCTCTGGAGTGCCAGAAATTGTTACAGAAGAGTTAGGTACATTAATTTTACCATTGTTTACTACTCTTGTTACTTTTCCACGAGCGGTTCCGCCTGATGATCCCCATTGTACAAAATCTCCAACAGAGAATGAGCCCTTAGACATTTCTTTGTCTTTCTTTTTCTTGGTCTCAAGATCGGACTTAAACTTTTTCTTTTGATCTGGATATTTGTTTGCAGTTTCTTCATTTGTTACAACATTTTGTGCCTTTTCAATCATGGCAAATACTGCCTTGGCTACATTTTCTTGTGTAACTTCATCAATCCAACCGATTGATTTTAGGTCATCTCCACAGTTTGCACATGAATGTGCTTCATTTTCATCTGTGTATGCAAGTTCGTCATTTTCACACCAAAAAACATTTTGAATGTTTGACTTGTTAAAAATACCATCTGCAATAGATCCACCCTGTAGATCTTTTTGAATAGAAAAAATGTTTGCAAGTTGATTTGCAGGAGAATCAACAAGGGAAAGCTCTACTAGGTCATAGTCTTTAATAATTCTAACGGTAGATTTTGATTCTGCATCTAGCACTGGCTCTGAGTCTTTTACGTTACCGCCAATTGAAAATCCAGTAAGTGTACCGTCTAAAACCATTTCCCAGATATCAGTAGCACCTTTTGAAATATAAGCATCAACGTAAACGCCATTGTATTGCTTATTTGTTCCTGGGTCAAAGAACGATTCTGTCCTAAAGTTAACAACTTTACCTGCAGGAATTGGCTGGTGCATTAAACGTACATTGCCTCTAAAGTTTTCAAATGCTTTTTGGGATGCCTCAGCGGTTACTCTATCACCCTGACGGTCAATATTGTCAAGGGTTGCGAAACCAGAAACTATTCTCTTTTCTACGTCCACCTTAGAGATGGGCATGGTCAAAGTTACCTGTTGACCGTTGGTAGTAAGAGATGCTTTTTGTAAATCTACCATAACATTTTAATTATATAACACTTTTGTTACTATAGTGTTATGATTGTTGTCTTCCTTCGCCTTGTGCCACTCTAGCACCAGTTCCAGTGTCTGCAGTATTTGCTTCTCTTTGCTGATCTCTATTTCTATTTCCAGATGCTTGAGTTGCTTGTTCTGCACGACCTTGAGCCGTTAATTGAACGGGAACATCTCCATTTGGAAGGGCTGTCATGCCCTTTCTAGACCTAACTTCGTTAGGAAGAATTACTTGCATTCTAAGATATCTTTCGTCAATCTTTGACTGGGTATCTTCGTCTGTAAGAGTAAGTTCATTGAATTTAAGCTTAAACATATCTGTTTTTTCAGCAATAATTCTATTCATGCTTTTCTCAAGGGCATCTTGTTCTGGACGACAAACCTGGTCCTTAAAGGTTCTGTCTGCTTCACGAGCATTAGCAAGCGAGATGTTTTCAGCAGCACCAACCTTTGAAATTGGAACACGATGTGCCATAAGAACTTCGCTAAGGTTTGATCTGCGATATTTATCAAATGATCCCTCCTGCACACCTGCCTCTACTGCTTCCATTTTTACATCAATCTTTTGACCATTTTCGTCTCCAGGAATAGGAATAACAAGAGTTCTATGTGATTGTCCTCTTAGGTTATTTTGGAAAAATTCAAACAGTTTTGTTTCTGCGTCTTTAGAAAGTTTTGCACCCTTTACCCAAAAAATGTATCTTGGGGTTGCTTTGTTTTCAAAATATTCAAGATTAAATCTGGAGGCAAATTCTGTACCAGCCATTGCGTTTTTTGCTGCAACAATTGCAGGAATACCATAATATGTATTCATTGGGGTGTAGCTTTTTAAGTGAATAATTTCATTCGGTCTTGCATCTACGCCAAATGGATTTGGCTGTGAAGTATCTTGGAAGTTTCTAAAAAATACCGCCTTGCCCTGAACAATTTGTACAAAACCATCACGAAGACGGCGAATACGAACTGTTGCTGCTGGGATATGACCAATGTAACCAATTTCTCCAGTTACCTTGCGACCAATTTCAATGTATCCGTTTCCAGTTGCTTCTTTATCAATGTAGGCTTTAATTAAAGTTGAGGTAAATGTGTCTTCATCATTTCTTGACTCCAACCATTCCTGAATCTCTTGCTTTACTAAATCAATTCTTCTGCGTCTTTTTGACAAAAGAGTTGGATCTTCAACATCTTCAATCATTTGTAAAACTTTTAATGTTGGGTCAAGGCTGTATCCAAGACCAACAATGTTTGCAACTTTTGCATTAATAGCAGCAAAATTAGCTGCAGAAACTTCATATAACTTTGCTAGTGAAGAAAGATTATAGTTTGGCTCTACTACATCAAATAGACCGTATCCGTATTTATCTGGAATAATCTGTTTAGAGTCTGACTTGTCCCCAGAAAGTGAATTTTGATCTGCTTTTTCTATTTTTCTTTTTGCACTTCTTTTAAAATTTGTGTGTAAACCACTAAGATTTTTTAATAGGTCTTCTGATTCAAAATTAAACTCGTCTGAGGATGTTCCAGATATAGATTCCGATTTTGTTGTGTCCATAGACACACCATTAATACTAACTTCTTCCATTTTTTTGTAGTACCTCTCTCCAGTTGTCTGTATCTCCATAAGGAGTTAGACCTTCAGCCATTCTTTGAATATCTTCTCTTGCCTGATTATCTGTTGACCTACCCACACCTGCCATAAATTCTGGTGTTCCATCTGGTTGACCATAATATGCTGCTGCTTCGGCTAAGGACTTCATTTTTAAAATATCAAACTTTACGGATGGTACGTTCAGGGTGTTACCATCATCGTCCTGAAATAGGTTTCCATTGGGCAACTTCCAGACATAAATACCATATTCTGCGTTGCTCTCTACAGGAACAACCTTTTGTTTTCTTTGTGACATACCACTATGATACCATTTTTTGCGTTATTTGTAAACTAAGTTACAGTAAATGTTCTCGTTATCTGAGGTCCAGTTTTATCGTAGCTTCCAATTTTTCTCTGGATTACAGAATTAATATAAGTGTTAGAACTGCTTTTAATAAAATAATAATTTTTATTAACAAACCCATCTTTAACAAAAACTAAATGATTGTTTGTTGGGTTTGTTTGTTTAGTTAAAGATAGAGAAGTGCTAGTTTTAGCAGATACCAAATATATTCCATTTTGTGATGAGGTTGTTTGGTTCTTTAACAAGATTAAGTCATTTAGATCTGGTTCAATATTGTCAACCTTCTGATTGTCTCTATTTGATCCAAAGGTGTATACAAAATTTGGAGAGGTTCCAGTAAGAACCCAGTTTCCACTATCTGATGTTGATGCTAATCTTGGGCACAAAGTAAATGCGTGAAATCCAGATTGACCAACAAGTGGCTGGAATTTGGTTTGCCCATCTGAAAGCTCAGAGTCTAAAAGAAGAATTGAAGACTTAAAAGGATTTCCTGAATCTTCTGAAACTGTTCCAACAAATGATTCTGGATGACCGTCTACTACTTTGGTTGGTACCGTTCCAAAATATTCTTTATAAATATTTCCAATATCTGATACAGTTATATTATTTGTAAATACAGAAATATTATCTGCCACCCAATTGGAGGCAGAGTTAAGACCTATCTTTAAATCAGCTGGTATTGACACTCCAGAGGTAAACTTAATTGCATAAAGGTTCCAGGCGTTTTTGTTATATGTTTGTGATGAATTATACCTTACTCCATTTATATAAAGCTCTGTTCCAGATGGTTCTGGTGTAGACCAAGAAACATCTATTCCTCCAAGATTAGCTAAAGCCATTCCAGATGCCACTCCAGACTTAAGTATTCCAGTAAACATTACACAGTATATTTTTTGGTCAGATCCTATTGAAGATGTGTTAACTGGTACTTGAATGTAGGGCTTGGTGCTCGCAAATGCTCCCAGGTTAAATCCAGTATTAAAAGATCTGTATAAATCTGTAGTTTGATCAATGTCTGGTAAAGATTTAAATGGATAGTTTATAGAGCTTGAGTCTACGTTAGAATAATACCTTAAATTACTTCCACTATTATCAGAATTAACATCTATGTATGATTTTGAAGAATCTGTCAAAACTGGGTAAGATGTTATTGATAAATAGTCTAATATTCCTGGAGTAACATCAGAGTCTGTTGAAAATAACTCTCCTACAATTTTATATTGAGTATCGGCAACTGGAGGAATACTAGATGAAACAACTGGAAGATTCAATGTTCTTATATCTTGATCGGAATCTATAGCAGTTTCTGTCCCCCCAGTAACTTTTATAAAATTGTATTTTATTTTTGCTGCTTGAGATCCAACTGCAACTTTTGTTGCTAATTTTACTTGATCAATATTTTTAGAAAAATCTAATGATTTTAAAAGATTAGCTAAAGAAATTGTAAGCTCAAACGATCCCTTTGTAGCAACTGAAATTTTCTTAATTGAGGAATTTGCATACATTTGATACAAAGATACCCCAGACTTTAAGGCTGGATAATTTGACCAAGAGGTTGTTTTTGACAAGGTGTTATATATGTCTACTTGCAAAAGTTTTCCATCAAATCTTTTTACATTGGCAACAGAAATAGTCTGGTCAATAGTTTCAAGGAAAAAGTCAGGTGAGGAACCAAATCTTAAGTAAGCGTTTTGCATTGGAAATATATTAAAGGCTGGAAAAGATATCTCTGCAGATCCATTTAAATCATCCCTTATTGATGCATATACTACTCCAGATAACAAATAGTATGAAATAAAGAACTTAGTTGATGAAGAGTTTATGGTGTAGGTTAGTTCTTCTTCGCCTGAAACCGTTAAAGAAACCTCCCTATCTTCTATTTTAAACGAAAGATAGACGTTTGGATTTGATAAGGAACTTACATGAAGTAAAGATTGAACATTGGTTTGATGGGTACTATCAATTTCAAACTTTGCTTCTACCTTTTTTGTATTTCCTTCAGTTATTGATTCGTAGTTGCTTATTTCTAAATAGGAAAAACATTCTTCTGGAAAAACTATAGAATCGTTAACTATCATATCTTTAAATGTTTTTTCATTGTTAATCGGATCTTTAATAACAAGTTTTGGTCTAGGAAACTTCACTGTTGATAAATTGTCTCTGGTTGGAACTAAATTATTTAATATAACATCACTAGTCCAACTTGTGTTGTTTAAATAATTTATTTGTTTTTGTGGTAAGGTTCTTTGCATGTTTGAACCATAAACAACTCCACCTAAAGAACTAAAAATTTCTCTTGGAACATCTTTTCCAACTCCATAGACATAATGTCTTTTTAATGTTGATGGTGAAAGAACCTGATTATAAATGGCAACTGTATCATAGCTAATGTTTAAAAAATATTCTGAAGAGGATGATATTTTTGCTGGGAATTTAAACTCAATGTTTCTTGATTCATAAGCTACAAATGGATCAGTATCAATAAATGCTTCTGATCCTGCTTCTCCATTAACAAATATTTGAATGGAGTTTTGATTATAGACAAGAGCTATATGAAGTGGGGAATTAAAATTTGAAACATGAATACATGATTCATATACCTGTTTTCCAGTGTCCCCCAATTTAAATACTAAATAATCCAGGTCTCTAATATACAAACCAGTATTAGTATTTCCAGAAAAGCCAACAATTTCAGATTCACCAATTTTTGAAGTAACTGACGATGCTAGGGCAGTTGCGTCAATTTCTAAGTTCATCCAAAATTCTAAGGAAAATTGTCTAGCTCTTGTTCTTGAGGAAAATATGTCTTGAGATGGTACGGTAAAAAGAATATTACTTGCTGCATAGTTTATTCCAGAATCTCCCCAAGAACCTAAGTTTTGAACACAAAAAGATCCAGCATAAGTAATTGGAACTGAAGACATAAAGATTTTAGATGTATTATATACTCCATTTTTACTAGCGTCATTGGTAAATGTGTCACAAGACACAGCAGTTGATCCGTTTGGATCTTCTAGAGACCAAACACATAATGGTGCGTCTTTAAATATAAGAGAAGAATAGGACATGTTACCTCTTATACATTATACCGCTTTAGCGGTACCAAAATCACTTATTTCACAAGCCCCTGCTACACAAGCAAGATCTTGTACAGAAGTTGTTCCATCAAAAGTTTCATAAATCTCTAGCCATTTCCAGTCAAGATCTTTAGGGGTTTCTGCTAGAAGAACCTCGTACTCTTGCTTTGAAATTTCTTGATATGGAGCTTGCTGATATGTATGTTCTGAGTAAGGTAAAAATGATACGCCTGACATTTCATCAATGTGCTCAAATACCCAAGCACCTACCGCCATCCATTCATTTTCTTTTACAGATACTGTAATAGAAGGCTTGTGTTCTGCCCAATTACGTTGGTATGCAAGCCAGATATCTAAATGCTGTACTGCTGTCAAATCTTGACGAAGTTTTGCACCTTCTGGGGCAGCAATAGGAAAGGTAAATACCATAGTGTCATTTGGCTTCATTACATCTGGCTCATGCTTAATTCCCATGTCAACAAGGAAAGCTGTAATAGGGTCTTTCATGTCTCCACGAATGGTGCGAGCATAGTATTGCGAGTGCCAAGGATGCATACCAGAAGATGCATTAACCAATTGAGATACTGTTCCAGATGGTTTTACACATGTAATTGCTGCTGCTGGATTTATTCCAATTTTCTTAGCCCATTCAGCATTAACAGATACAGAATGTTCTCTTAGCTCGTCTAGCCACTGAGATAGCTTTTCTACGCCCTGTGAGCCATTTAGAACTGGATGTGACAACTGACCAGTAAGAGATACACCAAGTAATCTTTCTTCCTCTGAGTTCTTCTGCCAGATTTTTCTTAGATACTTAAAGCGAGTAAATGAAGACTGGAATGTTCCAAGGATTGTGGCAAGTT